TATTCCTCCCATGTCTCCACCAGCACCCTCACCTCCGGATGCTGCTGCTTCTGCTGCCGCTCTCTCCTCTTCAGGAATTCCATATTTCTTATCAACCTCATCAAATACACCAGAACGTTTAATAATAAGTTGACTATTTTGTAATTCAAAACCTACCGCTCTTTCTAAACGTTGTTGTTGTAAATCAAGTAATACCTCACTATCACTCATACCTAATATATTTTTCTTAGCCCATGTATGTGATACTGGTAAGATACCTACTTGAGATTGGTCGGATGTTGCGTCTTTGTAAAGAGTAATCTTTTCTTTCCATGTTTCAATCTTTAATAAATCTGATTGTTGTGATGGATTAGTTAACGATAATGAAAAACTATTTAAATCATCTTCTAATCCTAATAAATAAAGATGCATTAATGCAATTTTATTTAATTCTTGAATTAACGATTTTTGTATTTTATTGATTGTTCTTGCAAAACGAATATCCATCAATGCAAGATTCTTACCATCACCAACAACTTCTTCAAAACCTAAGAAAGCTTTAGGGATACGTAAAGCCGCCAATAATTTCTTTTGAATATATTCAATATCTGCAATTTCGCCCAAGTTCTGAGCTCCTGGTAATGTTTCGATTGGATTTGTTTGTGACGGGTCACGAACAGGTATGAAATAATCTTGGTCTACAGCCATTTGATTGTATCTCATATCCACGTTACCATTACGTGGGTCTTGTATTTGGTCTCTTTTAAATTTATTGGCAACACGTTGTACATATGGTTCAATATCTTTATCGTCCATATTACCAACAAACACCTTGAACACACGTCTTTCAGGTGCTCTTGATGTTCTATAAATTAACATTGCATCTTCAGCAAGTAAAAGTTGTTTCCAAATTCTTCTAATCTTATCTAACATAGAAGTACCATATGGTAACTTTCTATCGTCACCCAATAATCTAAAGTGAGCAACTTCCCAAGCTTGGAATTCCATATCTTTGTTCTTCCAAGTAAATCTTAATTCTCTTGTTGGTAGTTTTAAATCAGAACTTTGATTTGGACTTTTTCCTGTTGCACCCTCTAACCTCTCTATTTCAATATTCGGTAATTGTTGGCAACCAATAATACCCTTTTCTGGATCAATTTTTAAATAAACAAAATCGTCACCATACTTACAAAGACCTCTTGCCCACATTTGTAAATTGGTATTTATATCTAACTTATTATTAAATAAGTCCACTAAAATACTTTTAACTCTATCTGATTCTGAATATATGGTTAATATTTCACCCTTTTCGGACATTGTTGTAGATTCTTCAGCGTATATGTCTAACGACGCTGAAATTTCAGGAGTAAACTCCATAGACTCGTAGTCATAATATGCTGCCAATCTATTTGGTTCGTAATAAACAGATTGATTATAAACCGATTGGTCTAACTTGGTCCATTTATCTGCAATGTATTGCGATTGTTGTGCTTGCAACATCGCCTTTTCGTAGTCTTCTCTACTATCTGTTTTTAATAACTCATCTTTGTTAAAATTAAAAGATGGTGTTTTATCCTTAATCGATTGACCCGGATAACCAAACATTCTTGTTAGTTTCTGAAAGACGGTGTAATTCTGTTCTGCCATATCTATAAATACTTTTCTTTATAATATAAACTAAATTATTAGTAATTGGAACATTATTTTGATCTTCCAAATAACCAATTATATTCTTGATATTGGTTCTTACCGGGTACGTTACGTATATCTTTAAATGCTGGATTATCGTCAAACCCCATTGATCCTATTTGGTCGAAAGCGGTCCCATATGAGTAAAAAGACTTATTTGGTTCGTATGTACGTTCACTCATTGTCCAAGAATCTAACATTGCTTTGTTAGCATTTTCATTCTTTTGTAATAAGTTAAAAGATACGTCTGCAGCGTATAATGCCATTGACATACCCATAATGGCATCATCGTGTGAACCTTTCATATGGTCAGGTCTTCCATTCATGTAAACAAACGTATTGAGTTCGTTTAATAATCTTGCAGATCTAACAATAAATCCCTTCCTAAGTTGCTCTTCAAATGCTGCAACAATTTGAGTTCTTTTATTATTGAAGTTAAGTCCTGGTATTTTCTCCATCGCTTTGGCGTTATAGTCCCAAATGTTTTGAGTATTAACTCCTTCAATGTAAACATTCTTATAGTTTAACTCAGTTAATTTTCTTGATGTTGCAACTCCCATACCACCTGTAATATCCGTAACAATAAACGCATTACCATATAAAATAGCCCATTTATATGCAACAGCAGCTAAATCATCAGGAGGTATTTTACCAATATATTCCGCAACCTGTTCTCTATCATCAAAATCAATAATTGATATTGCTGAAAAATCCTCACTATCTCCTCTACTCACATCCACCCCCATAATATAACGATGACCGATGATTGGTTCTTTCCATTGCCAAAATGTGGCTTGCATGTATTTTTCAATTGGTTCTCTTATCATGTTCTTAGCAATATTCTCTTGAATATCGCCAGGAATAACACCATCTCCCGAACCTAAGAAATCACATTCCAACTCCTGAGCTATCTTACGTCTATCATATTTAAATTTCTTAGACATTGACTCAAACCAAGATGAAAATGGTTTATAACCGTCTTCTAAAAGTTTCAGATATTCTTTCATGTCAAAATCATGTAGAACAACTTCATCATCATTATATTGTTCTCTATTTAACATGTAATGACAGATATCTTGACATTTTATCCAACGTAAATCTTTGGTGTAACGAGGGTCTTTAAACCATCTTAAATCGGTTATATGGAAATCATTGATTCCACGTAATGCTTGGTCGTAAACACCATAATAGATGGGGTCGTAACCATTTGGAGTTGAAATAAGAATAATCTTACCACCCGTTGATAGGGACGCCATAGATGCCGCCCAAAAATCATCTCCCGCTTCAATGTATGCCGCCTCATCAAATACAAGTATGGTAGGTGTGTAACCACGAAGAGCATCCGCTGATGTTGCAACCGCCTTAACCTCACACCCATTGTTTAATCTAAATCTACTCTCTGAGTTTTTATCGGGTGAGAACCCAACATTAATCCATTCAGGCCATTGTTCTATGAAATGTCTAACCTTATTAGCCATCTCTACCGCAGTATCACGTTTGTTCGCAATAAGTAGAACTCTCTCAGGATTATCTGGTTTTGCTAATTGTAATTTTTTTGATAACCAAGCGGCCGTTACTGTTGTAACACCAGCTTGTCTATATTTTCTTGTAATATTTTCGTTGTAATCTTCGTAGTCCTGTATTAGTTGAATTTGGTCTTCAAATAAGTCCATTGGGACATATTTCTTCTGTGTATTATCAAATGTCTGTAAATACGTTCTAAGTGCATATGGGGTATCTTTTATAATCTTAGCATACTCCATTAATTGTTCTGCTCTACTATTCATATATATAAATACAAAAAAAGGTGGTTAAAACCACCTTTTCAATTATTCATCGTCATCGTCATATGTTGACATACTATCATCGTAGTAATTTTTATTAATATCTTTCCTAATGGAATCATAATAATCTTTAATCATTTTTTCACCTTTTGAAGTCTTTCCTATTACTTCTTTCATCATTGTTAAAAACTCTTTAGCTTCTAATGTGTAAAGGCTAGATAAAAAATATGATTGTAAACCTTCTTCATTTTCATCAATAACAACTTCATCGGGTAACATACCTCTTACTCTATTCCATATTGATGGTCCCAATCTTAAATCCCACATTTCTTTGTCCATAGTGTCTTCATAACCTGAAACCTTATTCCATAACTCCTCATCAAAATCACCATTTTCATCTCTTGGTCTTCCGTGTACTGCAAGTAATTCTAAGTAACCTTTTATACATTCATGAACGGCAACAGGAAAATTCTGTGCTCGTACTTTAATGATTGGTGGTTCTCCTTGTTCAATTTCTTCGGTACCAGCAACTTGTCCTGATTTACCCATTTGTGACAAAAACATATCAGGAAATTGCCAATAAGTTGTGTCATTTATTGACATCATAACACCATATAAATCTAAAATGGTTTCACTTTTAGTTATGTCTAAAATC